CAGATTGCCGGCTTCACCGAGGTGATCGACGCGAAGATTCGATACCCGAACACCGCGCTGCTCTTCATTGAGTTCTCGGCGGTACAGTTCCGCAGCATCCCTGCCGTGACCGTGGGCTGCAAGGCTCGAAAGTGGTCGGTACCGAGCAACTATGACCCTGCGACCCGGACTTACACGGGTATGTGGGATGGCACCTTCAAAGAGGCCTATACCAACAACCCGACATGGGCAACGCTCGGTATCACCACGAACGACCGTTTCGGCCTCGGCCGTCGCATCAAGCCGTGGATGGTGGACAAGTGGGAGCTCTACCGCATCTCGCAGTACTGCGACCAACTGGTGCCGGACGGGAAGGGTGGCCAGGAACCGCGCTTCATTTGCAACCTGAACCTGCAGAGCAAGGCCGACGCCTGGTCACTGCTGCGCGACATCTCTGCGATTTACCGGGCCATGACCTACTGGGCCCAGGGCCAGGTCTTTACCCTGGCGGATATGCCGCGCGCCACCGACTTCGACTTTGCCTACACCCGGGCGAATGTCATCGATGGCAAGTTCACCTACTCGAGCGCATCGGAGCGCACCCGCTACACGCGGGCGCTGATCAGCTACGACAACCCGGGGAACAACTTCGACACCGACGTCACAGCTGTGACCGATGCCAAGTTGCAGCGGCGCTACGGCGACAACCCGCTGGAGATCAGCGCTATTGGCTGCACCCGCGAATCCGAGGCCCAGCGCCGGGGCAAGTGGGCGCTGCTCACGAACTCCAAGGATCGGGCGGTTACCTTCAAGGTCGGCCTCGACGGGCGCATCCCGCTGCCTGGCTACGTGATCCCGATCGCCGACGAGCTGCTAGCCGGTCGGCCGGTTGGCGGTCGTATCTCGGCGGTGAATGGCAAGGTCATCACCCTGGACCGGGACACCCAGGCCAAGCCTGGTGATCGGCTTATCCTCAACCTGCCGGACGGCAAGTGCGAGGGCCGCACCGTGCAGTTGGTCAGCGGTCGGCAGGTCACCGTCACCGTAGCTTATTCCGTGCCGCCGGAGCGTGAGCTGGTGTGGGCGCTGGATGCTGACGACCTGGCCATCCCGCTTTATCGCGTGGTCAGCGTGGCGCGGCCGGAGCCTGGTGTGTTTGAAATCTCGGCAGTTCAGTACGACCCGAGCAAGTTCGATCACATCGACACCGGTGCCCGCCTGGAAGAGCGGCCAATCAGTGTTGTGCCTATCACCGTTGTTCCCGCTCCTGCGAGCGTCGACATCACGTCGAACTACTCCGTGGATCAGGGCCTGGCGATCAGCACCATGAACATCTCATGGCCTGCTGTGGCGGGCGCTGTCGCTTATGACGTGGAGTGGCGAAAGGACAGCGGCAACTGGATCAAGCTGCAGCGAACGGGCGCGACAAGCGTGGACGTCACCGGCATTTACTCGGGCGCCTACCTGGCCCGGGTTCGCTCGGTGAGCGCCTTCGAGATCTCTTCGATCTGGAAGAGCTCCAATCTGACCAACCTGGAAGGGAAGGTTGGATTGCCGCCGGCGGTCGCGTTTCTGACCACTACCAGCGAACTGTTCGGTATCGGCATTCGGTGGGGTTTCCCTGCTGGCGCCGAGGATACCCAGCGCACCGAGCTGTGGTATGGCCAGGCCAATGACCTGTCCGTGGCATCGAAACTTGCAGACCTGGCCTACCCCCAGGCGGATTACAGCATGCAGGCCCTAAAGGCTGGCGCGCAGTTCTTCTTCTGGGCGCGCCTGGTGGACCGGACCGGGAATATCGGGCCGTTCTATCCAGTCGGCAACGGTGTAATGGGAATGGCCAGCGCCGATGCGGCGCCGGTGCTGGACCTGATCGCCGGCCAGATCGGGCGCACGGAGCTCGGCCAGGACATCAACGACGAGATCGACAAAATCCCAGGCTTGCAGGCGCAGATCGATGCGCTTGATGGGCTGTCGGCCTACGACCCTGAGTCTGTCTACCTCGAAGGCGACCTGGTGGTGGTTGGCAAGCGGATCTACCAGGCCACGCAGTTGGTGCCGGTCGATACTTCGCCGCCGAACGCCGCGTACTGGGTGGACGTGGGCCAGGTGCTTGTCACTGCCAACGGACTGGCGCGCCAGGTTGAGATCAACACCACCAGCATCACTGAGCTGGATGGAGTGGTCACGGCGGCCGCGTCTAGCCTTCAGGCTTTGCAGGCGGCATATCGGGATGACACCGGGGAGGGCGACCTCGCCGATGCGCTTCAGGGCTACAGCGCTTCGGCGAGCTTTGCGCAAGAAGTGAAGACGCGCGCCTCGCAGAATGCGGCCATGGTGCAGCGCCAGACCGAGCTCACTGCTGAGGTGGGCGACGTCAGTGGCTCGGTGAGCGAACTCGAAAGCGTGGTGGTTACGGATCGCGAGGCGACTTCTCAGGCAATTCAGCAGGTCAGGGCAGAAATCGGAGAGACCTCGGCGGCCGTGCAGGTCGTGAGCGAGGCCCAGGCCGATACCGACGGCAAGTTCAAAACGATGTACTCCGTGAAGATGCAGGTGAACGCCGACGGCCAATTGGTTGCTGCCGGCTTTGGCTTGGGTATCGAGCAGGATGAAGAAGGTGTGCTTCAAAGCCAGTTCCTCGTGAGTGCCGATCGTTTCGCCATTGTCAGCACGTTGGCAGGAGGCCAGGTGTTCACGCCGTTCACGGTGCAGGATGGGCAAGTCTTCATGCGCTCGGCCTTCATCCAGGACGGCAGCATCACCATGCTGAAGATCGGACAGGCGCTGGAGTCCGACGATTACGTTGCGGGGGTAAAAGGCTGGCGTCTCGATAAGGCGGGCAACCTGGAGTTCAACGGACCCGCACCGGGTGGTGGGCGCCTGACGATGACCAATCGCGCGATTAAGGTCTATGACGAAAACAACGTTAAGCGCGTACAGCTCGGAGATCTGACGGCATGAGCTTCGGGATGAGAATTTGGGGGTCAACAGGGAAGTTGGAACTGGATGAGAACTCATTCACTGTGAGGATTGTTTATTCTGCAGTAGTTGCATTCATCACAGGAGGTGAGAGGTACATCAATATTTCTATCCCTGGCGTGTCGCCAGCAACACACTCCGCAGTCTGTATCCCGATTGGCGCTTACCCTCAAGACCCAAACGCCCAGAACAACTACGCAGTTCAGTACGAGCCAGCGGTTTACTCTGGCGGGGTGACAGTTTGGTTCGGCAATCGTACCGGGGCAGTTAATGCAATTAATGGACTTGGTCCTCAGCGGTTGTTAGTTATGAAGGATAGGTAGATGACATTCGGCTTGACGTTTACCAACAATAACGACGTGGTAACGCTCGACTCTGAGTTCTCCAGGCTTGTGATCGTACAGTCTGGCAGATACTCGGGTGGCGCCGTGTTCTCCCCCGCCATTACAACGGCTGAGCCTCCTTTGGTATTTGTCCGTCCAGACGGTAGCACTACCTTCCAGTACACCACCATCAGTGGCGGCCCGGGAAATTGGACTGGGTTTTCATTCTTGTCTTCAGGTGCTGGTAATTACTTTTGTGCCGCCTTCAAATCGCGTGAGCTTGCAAAATATGGTCTTCGGCTATGGGATGGCGCCTCCAATTTACTATTCGATAGCGGAACCCCTTGTGCGCAGTTCACCCGGACAATCACCAGTTGGACATATACGGGTTCGAGTCAGACGGGGCAGGGTACGACCAGATCTAATTGGACAGCATATTCTCCATTAGATACCGGAGATTACATGCTTATAAACAATGTGGGCATGGATGTAGGTGGCAATTCGACGAGAGCAGCAAAGCTATATGTTGTGTGGAATTACGGCACTAATAGACTTGAGCCTTACATTATTGGTGTAAATAACTCGGTCAATTTCTTCATTCCTATTGTATTTGCCAAGCCTATTTCTTAGGGGATTTATATGACCTGGTACAAAACAGGCACAGTTGCTGTTACACCTGGCAGCAATGCCGTGCTCGGCACCGGCACATCCTTCATCGCGAACGCTCGCGTCGGTGATGCGTTCCGCGGGCCTGACGGTGAGTGGTACGAAGTCATCAATATCGCCAGTAATACGGCGCTCTCGATTGCGCCAGATTACCAGGGCCTTGCTGTGACCGCGGGCGGCTACTCCCTCGCGCCGATGCAGGGTTACGTCAAAGACTCAGCTGACGCGTTGCGAGCCGCCACCAAGGTGATCGCCAGTGGCGTTGCTGACATGCAGGAGCAGGTTGCGGCTGCGACCGAGGCGGCACAGTCTGCCGGGCAGTCGGAGGCTGTGACCACTGAGCAGGCCGGCATCGCAAGCGCTGCGGCTGAGGCCTCCACCGACAACAAGGACGCTGCGCAGTTGGCCGCTCAGCAAAGCCAGAACGCGGCCCAAGCGTCCGGTGAGGCTGCCGATCGGTCCGAAACAGCGCGTGATTCCATTATCCAATCCGAGCAAGCGGCGGCCGCCTCGGCAGCAGCAGCGGCAGACTCGGCTGCGCACGCTGAAGAGGTTACTGAAGGCAAGGCAGCGAGTGGCGTCAACAGCGACATCACTTCGCTACTCGGACTCTCGGCTGAGGGCTTTGATCGACTGCGACAGGGTATCCCACCGATGATCGGTGCTACTCCGACTGTTGCAGGTAAGAAGGGACTTGCACCAGAACCAGCACCTGGTGATCAAGATCGATTTCTGTCGGGGGCAGGTGTTTACAAAGAGGTTGGCGGAGGAATCCCAGTTGGCTCTATTCAGCCTTGGGGCGTATCTCGCGCCACACTTCCTGCTGGATGGATTGCGCGTGATGGACAGCTTCTCAATCGGGCAGATTGGCCTGATCTTTGGGCCCTGGTATCAGCAAGCGCCGTGACCGACGCGGTGTGGCTCGCATCGCCTTACACCTCGCGTGGCAAGTACTCAAGTGGGGATGGCTCGACCACGTTCCGTATGCCTGACACCAACGGCAAGGCTGCTGATGGTTTGACCATTGCAGCTATGTACCTTCGTGGTGACGGTAAGAGCTCTGCGGGTACTGCTGGTTTACATGTAGCGGACCAATTTCAGGGTTTCATGCTCGGTGACTTAACTAACCCAACGTACCCTAATCGCAAATTGAAGTACTACCGTTCTGGTTACGGATCTATTAACTCGGACCCTACCAGCATTACGTCTCCGATGTTGTCGGATCTAAACTTTTCAGGGACTTTTGACCTTAATCCAGTTGCTGACAGGACCAACGGAACGCCTCGCGTAGGTACTGAAACTCGACCTACTACAGAAACTGTTATTTGGTGCACCGTTGGCGCTGGCAGGGCAACTAACCCTGGGTCGGTAGATGTGACGGCGCTTGCAACCACCGTTTCTCAGCAATCCAGCCAGATCGCAGGGAAGCTTGACTCTACTTCGCCTTTCGTTCCAAAGGCCTTTGGCCGCTTTGCTGGCGGTGCTACTCCATCAGTTACCTATGGTTCAGGGTTTTCGAGTATTACCCGAAACGGGGCTGGCGTTTACACCGTAACAACTACCGCCGCTTGGCCAGGCGCTACGCCTATTGCTTCACTGAACAGCAGCGTCACGTATAACCAGTCGATCACTATCAGCCAGGTGACGGACACCACCTTTCAACTTGTCATGGGCAACAGCAACGCTGCTTATGATTTTGCGGCCTTCGCGGTCGCAATTTTCAAAAACTAAAGGGGGAGACACCTTGGACGACTACATCATTGTTGGTGATGACGGGAGCGTGACGGCTGTTGCTGAAGGCGTGAACATTTTCGAATACGTTAAAGAAATTGGGGGGAACGTGATTCTGCGAGCTGATTACGTGCCACCGCCGCACGTGCCGACATTGCAGGAACTGTTTGCTTCCGAAAACGCATGGCGTGAAGTCGAAATGCCCATCGCCCAGCAGAACGTAACAGCCATTGAGTACGGCGAGGAAGACATCCCCGGCACTACCCAGCAGTGGCAGAGATATTGGCTGGCCCTGCGCAAATGGACGGCGGAGAACCCTGACTTTCCCGACAGCAGCAAACGGCCCGTAGCGCCCGGCTGATCACTACCCGAACACCGCCACCCGCCATGAGCGGGTATTTTTTTGCCTGGAGAAAAGAATGCCGATCACTGAGCAGCAGTTGCTGCAGATTCTACCGAACGCCGGCCGCCAAGCCGGCGTTTTTGTTCCTGTCCTGAATGCTGCCATGGGCAAGTACGGGATCGTTACTAGGCTGCGTATCGCCGCATTCATCGCCCAGGTCGGGCATGAGTCAGGGCAGTTGCGCTACGTGCGCGAGATCTGGGGGCCGACGGCGCAGCAGGCCGGCTACGAAGGCCGCGTCGACCTCGGCAATACCGTGCCGGGTGATGGCTTCAAGTATCGTGGCCGGGGCCTGATCCAGATAACGGGCCGTGCGAACAATGCGGCTTGCGGCGAGGCGCTGGGCCTGGACCTGATCAATAAGCCGGAACTGCTCGAGCAGCCGCAGTACGCCGCGATGTCGGCGGCCTGGTTCTGGTCGACGCGCGGACTGAACACGTTTGCGGATCAAGGCGAGTTCGTGAAGATCACCCGTCGCATCAATGGCGGCCTGAATGGGTTGGCCGACCGCCAGACGCTGTACGAGAAGGCGCTGAAGGTGCTGGCATGACGCCCGGGCAGATCCTGGCCGCGACACTCCTGTCGATGGTGATAGGTGCTGGCGGAGCTTGGCAGGTTCAGGGCTGGCGCATGGGCAAGCAGCTCTCCGAGCAGGCCGGCCAGCACCAGGCGGACCTGGCTGCCATCGGGGCTGCTGCCGCCGCCCAGGCTCGCACCGAGCAGGACAAGCGCCTGGCCACAGAGCAGAAGCTCGCCGCCCAGGACCAACAACACACCAAGGAATTATCCGATGCCCAACGCAGCCAGGCTCTTCTGCGCGATCGCCTTGCCACTGCTGATGTGCGCCTGTCAGTCCTCCTTGCCGAGGATCCAGCCAGTAGTTGCAACGTGCCTTCCGCCCCCGGCGCCGTCGGCGTGGTTCATGCTGCCCGTCGAGCCCAACTTGACCCAGCGCATGCTCTACGAATTATCGCCATCACCGACGACGGGGATAACGGACTGATCGCGCTGAGAGCATGCCAAGCTTATATTAAAGAAATACGTAATTGAATTTTTAATGTTACTCAACATGCTCGCAAGTTGGTTCTATATTGTTTTGGTGAAGTCTGGTTTAGATGGTATCTCGGTTTCCTCTATAGCCCATAATTCTTTATCTAAAAAGCATCTGCTTACTTTTGAGTCTGGAAAATTGTTAACTGTGTTAATTATTTCAAATGGGGTGCTCTCAATGAACTTGGATCCAAAGTATATTTCCTTGATAGCCTTTTTCGGGATTATTATGTCCTCATGCTCCAGTGCTTTTGCAGAATAGTCATAGGTGTCATCTCGGTAGCTTAGAAATTTCCGAACGACCCTGACTTCCTCTTCATAGGCCCAATGTATTGACTTGTGAAGAAAAAGCTTTTCCCGAAATTCTTTTGTAAATTCGCTGATTTGCATAGGCATATCATGGTCTGCCGATGAAGGTCGCAATGACGTATAGATTACTGAGCCTTCTGTTGCGGGAATGATATTTATTTCGGAGCTGTTTAAGTTAGCGAGTTCGGTGTCAATGCCTAACACTCCACCCTTGTGCTCATCTGCATAGTGAGCCCACATTAAAAGGTTGGATTTGTTACGGGTTAAACATAAAACGCCGACTTGCCTTATGTAGTGTAGGAGTTTCGCTTCTGTAAACCATTGATCTTCTGCTTTTGTATTGCTACTAGCACAAGAGATTTCACAGTCAAAAGGATCATTGAAAAATTTCGGATTTTTAAATCGTAATGTTTTATTTTCTAGTGAGGCTTTCAGGCCGTCTGCATCCATGTACTTATAAAGAATCATTTCTGTCTCTGTTGGTTTTGGTTTTAATGGCTGAGTCCTTAGACAACCACTCTGATGTAGCTTTGGCTGACTGGGCTTTAGTGCGTAAGATATTAGCCTATTGCTGCTTGAATTACTTTCGGTCCCTGACTTCTTACATTTCCCACGACAGTGTCGACCCTGAACCACTCGAAGGCCTCGGCCGGTTCGCCTTGGTGCAGCACCATCTGTTCGGCGCGCTCCTTGGGCGTGGCCGGGTCCAACCATTCCCGGGCCAAGTCCGGCGTCAGCACCACAGGGCGCCGGTCGTGGATGTCCACCATTCCGCCGGCGCTGCCGGCGGTGATGATCACGAAGCCGTCATGCTCGTCTGGGCCTTCATCGCTGTCTGGCAGTTGGCCAATGGCGGTGCACAGCACGGGCTCGCCATCCCGCCGGCGTATCAGGTAGGGCTGTTTTTTCGGTCCGCCTTTGTCCACCCACTCAAACCAGTTGTCGATAGGTGTGATTGCCCGGTGCGGCCAGATTGCGCGGAAGAACGGGCCGTGGGCCACCTTCTCGACGCGGGCATTGATGGGGGCAGCGCGGTCTTTGGCCCAGTGCGGTCTCCATCCCCAGCGCACCAGGTCGGCGTGCAAAAGATCGCCCTGCAGGTGGAGCAGGGCGACTTGGGTCGTCGGGGCGACGTTGTAGCGCTCGAGTGGCAATTCACCGACGGAGTTCGCCAGGGCATTGGGCATGCTCAAAGCCGCAACAAAGTCGTGGATGCCGCTGTACTGGGAAAGTCTTCCGCACATAGTCGTCTCCGCTCGTCGGCCCCAATGAACAGCCGCGGGCCAGGCCAATCTCTACACTGTAGACACTGGCCCCGGGTATTCGTCATGGCAATCAACATCGATCAGATCAACGCAATGGAGGCGTGGTTTTCTCTGCGCAACGATCCGGACTTCATCTCAGCCACACCGGAAGAGCGTTACGAGAGGCGCCTGTCGCTGGCTGACGATATGAAAGAGCGCGGCATAATAGATAGCGATGAGTGGCGGGAACTCACAGAAGAGGCTGTCGCCGCGTACGCAGATGAGTTGGCCTGACGCGGCCGCTTGTCAGATATCTCTTACGCCAAATTGACCGCAAGCCATCTGCGTTATTAACTGTACATTCGTACAGTATTTGCATAAGGCAGCACCATGAGCTTCAACATCCTGGGTCCAATTGCGGGCGGCGGTGCAAAACTGCCTCTCTGCTCGTTTCATGTGCCGGCCGGTTTCCCGTCCCCGGCGGCCGATCACATCGAGCAGCACATTTCCCTAGATGAAGTACTGAATATCAGGGCTCCTCATGTGTACCTGGTGATGATTACCGGTGAAAGCATGCAGGGTGCGGGAATTTTCGAAGGCGACCTGGCAGTGGTGGATCGCTCAATTGAGCCTGCGCACGGGCACATAGTCGTGGCACTCCTGAATAACGACCCCATGTGCAAGCGGCTCTGCAAACGCGGCAAGGAGGTGATACTGCTTTCCGAAAACCCGAAGTACCCGGCGCGATACGTGCTGGAAGGCGACGAGCTATCGATCTGGGGCGTGATCACCAGTACTGTGCGCAGCCATGTCTAATCCGCCAGTATTCGCTCTGATCGACTGCAACAGCTTCTACGCAAGTTGCGAGCGTGTATTCAGGCCTGACCTCGCCAAAACGCCGATTGTCGTGCTGAGCAACAACGACGGCTGCGTGATTGCCCGAAGCTACGACGCCAAGCCCTTTATCAAGATGGGCGAGCCGTATTTCCAGATTAAACAGAAGCTCAAACAGCACGGAATCGTCCCGTTCTCGTCGAACTACGCGCTTTACGGCGACATGAGCGAGAGAGTGATGACGCTGATAGAGAGCATGGTGCCCGCAGTCGAGATCTACAGCATCGACGAAGCCTTTGCTGACCTCACAGGTATTGGAGGGCTTGACGCGCTCGGCCGGCAGATCCGCGCGCAGGTGCTGCGGTGCACCGGCATCCCCGTCGGCGTCGGCATCGCCAATACAAAGACGCTGGCAAAGCTTGCGAACCACACCGCCAAGCGCTTGCAGGCCCAAACCGGTGGCGTGGTGAACATCACCGATCCAATCAAGCGGGACTGGGTGCTGCGCAATACTGATGTGTCCGAGGTCTGGGGTGTTGGCCGAAAAATGAAGCTCCACCTGGACACGATGGGTATCAAGACAGCGATGGACCTGGCCAAGGCCGACCCCTGGACGCTCCGCAAGAAATTCAGTGTTGTGATCGAGAAGACGGCACGGGAACTATCAGGAACCTCCTGCCTCGAGTTGGATGAGCCCGACCCACCGAAGCAAGAGATCTGCTGCAGTCGCATGTTTGGCAAGAGGTTGACGGAGCTGGCACCGATCAAGGAGGCCGTGGCCACTTACATGATGCGGGCCTCAGAAAAGCTCCGCGCGCAAAACTCGCTCTGCAAGAAAGTCCGGGTCTGCATCCGCACCGGCATGTTCAATCCGGATGAGGCGAAATACGCCAACGGGGTAGTGGTGGATATGCCGTACCCGACCGACGACGTGCGGCTGCTGACCAAAGCCGCCGTCGATGCGCTCGACCACATCTACCGCCCTGGATTCAAATACAGCAAGGCCGAGGTGATGTTGCTCAACCTGTGCCAGCCAGGCGAATACACGGACGATCTATTCGCGGTGTCCCAGCCGGCCGAGGCCACCCGAGTAATGACCGTGCTGGACCAGATCAATGAAAGATGGGGTAGGGGAACACTGAGGTCGGCCAGTGTGCCGACGAACCCTGAGTGGGGGATGCGCCGGGAAATGATGAGCCAGAGCTACACGACGAAGCTCGATCAGTTGTGGTCGGTTGCTTGCAAGTAGTGAAGCGCTCAGCGCCAGATCAACTTCACTCAGGCGACATGAGGACGGCCAGGGTCAGCTTGATGAACTCCTCGTTCTCATCGATGGTGTGCAGAGCACCGCGGATGTTCTCCGCCACATCGGCTGAGCCACGCTGCTCGACCCAGTTCGATAACTCCATGATCGAGGCTTCGAGGGCCAGCTGGTTTTCGTACAGCCTGGAGAGCAGGGAAGGGAGCAGGTCTGAGTTTGGCATCGGCGTTCCTCTGGTGGAGTGAACAGCGTAGCAGTCGGTGAAACGGAGGATTTGAATTAAGTCGACAGAACGCCGGAGAGGGGAATTGCGGAACACACCCCAAAATTGCGGAACACAAAAGATAAGGGCCTGCATGAAGTTCATCATGCAAGCCCTTGATATCTTTGGTGCCCGAACCCGGAATCGAACCGGGACGCCCTTACGAGCGGGGGATTTTAAGTCCCATGCGTCTACCAGTTTCGCCATTCGGGCGGCAGCGCGTTGTAGCAGGGTTGGGAATATATAGATCCGCACGCTCGGGCGCAAGGTCGAAGGGCAGCTTTCTTGCTGAAGGCTTGAGTGAAAAAGCTCGGCAGATCAGTGATCTACAGGGGGTATTGAGGCTAATCGGACGATTCCGCTGGCGACAGAACAAGAGCCATAAATGACAGCTTTGGCTACTTGCGATACTCGCCGGCCAGACAGTGAATCAGCGGCTGTTTGGTGTTCATGAATGCAGCCATTTCGCTACGACACATGGTCGACCTCTGAGCCCGTTGCGGGTGTAAGGTGGGGCTGCAACGCCAGAAAATCTCAGGAAAGCGAGGTGACTATGAGCGCTCCAATGCTGACGAAGCTGCATCTGAATGGCTACGACATCGTGCAGGTCAACCATGGACCGTGGCGGGTATGTACGCCCCAGGACCGGTTGGCGACCTTCAATTCCCGTGAACAGGCATTTGCGTATGCCGCTACCTTGCCAGGGTACAAGGCACGCAACCGGCCGGTGTCCAATGATGATTGAGTGCAACAAAAAAGCCCCGGCCTGGCCGGGGCTTTTGCATGGGCGGCCTAGACGAAAGGCTGGCCGCTGAACCCGCGTGGCAGGCGCTGCAGGCCTGGCAAGTCGGTCAGGCGTTGCGTCCACGCGCTGCGCCAGTCGGTTGCGGTGTGAGTCTTGGCTTTGCGTGACGCGCGGCGAGCGGCGTTGCGCTGGGTGCGGCGCGCTTCCTTGTAGGCTTCGGTGTTGCGGCAGGTGCGGCATTTGACCCGGTTCAACTCGGTGCTGGACGGGAGGTTGGTGCCGTGATGGCCGCAAGCCAGATGCCCGGCGACCTTGAAGTGAATGACCAT